CCGGTTGGTTGAAAGATATTGCTGACAACTTCACGTTGCTTGCACCGTTGTTCAGTGGCTCCGCCGGTCTTGGTGCTTTGCGCGTGGCGCGGTTTGAATTCGACACCGCAGGCTTGGACAGCGCCGGTGTGTCCAATACCACTGTTGCCGCGCATGGTGTGGGTGTAACCATTCCAATCCACGGCATTGTGGTGGGTGGGTTTGTGGATGTGAACACCCTGTTTACTTCACAGAACACCAACAATGGCACAATTGCAATCCATGTGCAAGCGGCAAACGACATCATTTCCGCCGCCGCTGTAAGTGGAGCGCCGTATTCATCCATTGGGCGCAAGGCGATTATCCCGAAAGCCAACACGCCCGAATCAACCAGCGTCAAGGCGACCGCCGCACGCGAGATCACATGCACCGTGGGCACGTCTATTCTGACCGCTGGAAAACTCACCGGTTATCTGTACTACTTGGAAGGCGTCGCTTCGGCGTAAGGTGACAATATGGTTAAGATGCAAATCGCTGGAATCACCATCGAAGTACCTGCAAGTGATGTTGGTTTTTACAAGCAAGCTGGGTACTCAGTAGTTGTTGAGAAGCCCGCCGAACCGGTTGCGCCCCTCTTTGTGCCTCCCGTTGATCCCACGCCCGAACCGGTTGCACCTGTTGCAGATCCTGTGAAACCCAAGAAAGACAAGTAACGAACGAAAGAAGCCTCGGCAAATGGCAACATACGCTACCTTTTCATATTATCAAAGCACGTATCTTGGCACCGCCATTGCCGAGGCTGATTTCCCACGCTTGGCACTGCGAGCCTCCGCACAAATTGACCGCGTGACGTTCAACCGCGCCGCTGCAATCATCACCGCGAATACTGAAACTGACAATGTAACCGCAATCAAAAACGCAACCTGTGAAATTGCCGAAGAAATCCAACGGCAAGAATCCGCCGCAAATGTGGACGGTATAACAAGTGAAAGCCAAGGACAGTACTCAGTATCCTATGGCGCAAACTCGAACCGCGCAAAGTCCAATCAATCCAAGATCGAAACCGCCGCGCGTTTGTGGCTTGAAAATACGTTCCTGATGTTTGGCGGCTTCAACACTGGCGAATACGGCGGTTTGTCCGATGATACCTAACGGGCACATCACTATTTACAACCGGTACTTTGAAAGCCGGTTGGAAAAATATCAGCGCACGGTGATTCGTGATGTTGTGTGGCAAGCGACAAAAGCAGTTAGTGGACGATCAACCGGCGTGTTGGCATCCAACGTGGCAACTGTATTCATCCCCATGGCAAGAGGCGCGAATTACCTGAAGCCAAAAGCATGGCAAGCGGCGAAGTCTGGAAAATGGACTTTGCAAGAGGGTGATGTCATCGTACGTGGTGAAGCCACTGACAACATTACTACTGAGTACACCATTACCAGCTTGCGAGCCGAATACGAGGACGTTGTAACCATCACATCTGTTGACGCCATGGACCAAGGCAGTGCCAATGTCCAACACTGGCAGGTTGGCTGCAAATGACCGGAATTATTGAAACCCCGCGCGGCGCTGTAATCGTTGGACCCAACGGCAAAGCCGAACTGAAATTTAATCCAAACTTTGGCACAAAGCAAACACAGAAATACAGCCGAGTGCAAAAGTTTATTGACAACGCGGTATTAACTAAATCTGAAAAGTTTACGCCGTTGCTCACGTCAATGCTTATCAAATCGGGCACTCTGGGCACTGACATTGGAAGCGGTACAGTCTCATGGATTGCACCGTATGCCAAGCGGCAATACTACAAGGGTAGACGCCCAGGTACGCAACAAGCCGGACCCCTACGCGGGCGGTTTTGGTTTGAACGCATGAAAGCTGTATTTGGCAAAGAGATCATCCAAGGCGCAAAGGAACTGGCAGGCAAATGAGTAGCATTATTGAATCGGTGCAAACGTATGTCAAAACATATAGCTCATTGGTTGCCAATGCGCCGGTGTGGGTTGACTATCTGGGCAAAGAACCTACTCAGTATGGAATATCCCAACTGCCAGGCGCAAGGATCGTTGAAACATACCTTGACGAAAGCACCTTGCGAGAATTCCCATTCGCATTTGAGGCGGTTGTATCCAATGCCGCTGATGCGGTACGGCTTGAAAATCTCGGATTTTTTGAAGCGTTTGCCCATTGGCTTGACACGCAATCCAAGGCAGGCACGTTGCCGAGTTTGGGAACTGGCAAGACCGCTGAAAAAATCGAGGCTCTCGGATGGGGCTACCCATTTGATGAAAGCGAATCGGGTACGAGTGTGTACCAAATTCAATGCAAATTAACGTATAGCGAAGTTGCACCATAGCAACTAGGAGAAAACACAATGGCTGAAACAAAAATCAAAAGAAGTAAGTTTGCCCTCTTCGTTGACACCACGCCTGCATCCACCCCAACGTGGTCATTGGTTGGTACCGGCTTTACAACTGGAACGATCAACTACAACCCCGAGGTGACTACTGAAGGGTACATCCACCAAGACAACAAGACCGCAACCGTGGAAAGCTACGCCCCCACCATTCAGATTGAGGGCAAGGCAATCAATGAAGAGGCCGTTTTCGAGTTTATCGACAACCTCCGCCGCACCCGTGCCATTGGCAGCGCGGCTGAAACCGATATTCTCATGGTGTACGAATACGAAACCCCTGTGAGTACCGATCAATACCCCGCAGAATTGCAACCTGTGACCATTGCCATTGAAAACTTTGGCGGTGATGCCGTGGCGATTTTGCAGCACTCCTTCACAATCCATTTCCGTGGAGATCCCACCCTCGGGTTGTATGACGTGTCTGGTAATTCCTTCGCCTAATCACAAACGCCCGTATCAGAAATGGTACGGGCATGAGGTTTTATGCAATCCTTACAAATTGACACTGGCGAAATCCGCCTGGCAATCAATGACGATCCCAACCGCGTGATTGTGCTACGCCCCAATGATGCGATTTTTGCCGAGAAGTTTTACAAGATGCTTGGCAACTTTCAACGCAATTTACTGAGTATCAGAGTAAAGCTGTTGCCGTTGAATCGCAAACGGAAGCCGACGCCAATGACATTCCGCTGAACACTGGCGAGCGCATTGAATTACTCAAAGAAGTTTGTCAGTATGCCCATGAGCAAATTGATGAATTGATGGGCGCGGGCACGTCACAGATTGTTTTTGGCGAATCCTTGAACATTGATGCGGTTGTGCAATTCTTTGAAGGTATCCGCCCGTATATGCAAAAAGCCCGAGCCGAAAAAGTTGCAAAGTACACCAATGCGCGTCCCAAGAGAAAATGAACATCCTTGTTGATGCTCCGCCCGAATCAATCACAATAGCCGATACTGAGTACCAACTTAACACAGACTTTCGGGCGTGCCTAAAAATCATCATGGCGTTTGAGGATAACGAACTCACGCCCCAGGAAAAGCAACTTGTACTGCTTGGCAATCTCTACTCAGTAGTGCCTAATGATTTGAACGCGGCGCTTGATTGTGCCAATTGGTTTTTGAATGGCGGCAAAGAAAGCGCGTCGGAAGAAAGTGAAATCGCTCATGTGCGTGTGTACTCGTTTGCGAAGGACGGCAATTTTATCTATGCCGCCTTTCGACAAACTCACGGCATTGACCTGAGTACGGCAAAACTCCATTGGTGGACGTTCCTGGCACTGTTCATGGACTTGGGACAGGACACCACATTTTGCCAATTAACCGCACTCCGCAAGCGTTTGAAAACTGGCAAGGCAAGCAAGGAAGAGCAAGCCGCCGCGCGTGAAATGGGCGAGATGATTGATATACCGGAAATTGACGAGCGGACACTTGGCGAAAAAGAAGCCGAAAACGAATTCTTACGCAAGGTTCGTGAGTTAGAGGAAAAGAAACGCCATGCAGTATGACGGTAGCATAAACATCGATACAAAGGTAAACACCGATGGGATAAACAAAGGTGGTAAGGCAATTACCAACTCCCTGAAGGGTGTTTTATCATCTGTCATGATGGTTGCCAAGGCAATGGCGGCGGCATTTATTGGCGGGTCAATTATCAACGGCATCCGGTCATTGATCGGGCAATTTGACCTCATGGGGTCATCCATTGGCGCAAGTGTGAAATCCCTATCCACGGCATTTGATGCACTCAAAGGTGCGTTTGCAAATTTAATTTTGGCGGCGCTTGCACCACTAATCCCCTACGTGATTACTTTTGTGCAATGGCTGACACAGTTATTCAACATTGTGACACAAATCATCGGCGCATTGTTTGGCGTGAAAGCTGGATTCGGCGGCGTGGCGTCGGCTGCGGGTGGTGCGGGCAAGGCAACCAAAAAAGCCGCGAAAGAGGCACAAGGGGCACTTGCAGCGTTTGACCAGATCAATGTACTGCAAACCAAAAAAGATGAACCAGATGCGGGCGGCGGTGGAGGCGGTGCGGGCGGTTTATCTTTGCCGCCTGTTGATCCTATATCCCCTGAGATGCTTGCCAAGTTGGAAGAATTCAAAGCAAAAGCCGCTGAGTTTTTCCGCCCATTGACCGAAGCCCTCGGGCGGCTGTACGAGGCATTGAAACCACTTGGGCAGACTATTTGGGAAGGCTTGAAATGGGCATGGGATAACATTCTTGTACCGTTGGGTACTTGGGTAGTGACTGACTTACTGCCCGCGTTTTTGGATTTGCTATCATCCGCGCTGGGTGTGTTGAATGAAGTGTTAATCGCACTAGGTCCATTGTGGCTTGAATTCTATGAAGGCTTTTTGAAACCGATTGCCGAATGGACAGGCGGGGCAATTATTGAAATCCTTGATTGGTTGGCAATCAAGCTGGGCGAACTTGCGGAATGGATAAAAGAAAATCCTGAAAAGTTTAGAAATTTCATCACTACGCTTGGGATTTTGGTTTTATCAATTGCCGCTATATTTGCTGTCATGGTTGTTTATATATCTGGTATCGGTGCGTTGACTGGCTTGGCAGTAGCCGCCGTGATTGCATTCATTATTTTGGTAATTTCACAATGGCAAAATATGGGTGAAACCATAAAGCAAATTGGCTTCATCATTGGCTTTTACATCACCCAAATGGCTGAAACAATCAAAACAAGTTTCTTCACCGCCTTGGATGCTATCAAAACCAAGTTTGAATCAATCTTCACGGGCATTCAAAACTTTGTCCGAGGCGCAATCAACAACATCATTGGTTTTATCAACACCATGATTCAAGGCGTGGTAAATGGCATCAATGGCTTGGTTGGCAGTTTCAACACCGTTGGACGCCTTGTACCTGGCTTTAGTGCCATTACGATGGTATCAGCCCCGCAAATTCCCCGCCTGGCAACTGGCGCGGTGATTCCGCCCAATGCAGAATTTGCAGCAATCCTCGGAGATCAAAAAAGCGGGCGAAACCTTGAAGCGCCTGAAGGATTGATCCGGCAAATTTTCCGTGAAGAAATGGGCGGCAATGGCGGCAATCAAAATATCAACATCACGTTTG